ATTGATGATTAGTAGTCCAACCAGTAACATCACTAACCAAATTAGAGTCTGCTGATTGAGTAGTTGAACCAGTATGTGTATATGTATCTAAAAAGCCAGTAAACTTTGAATCGGTTGATAAAACATCATTCAAATAAATATTCTCGAATGAATCAATTTCACCCTCTGATACCGCTAAAACAATATTCAGATATTCATTATCAGTACCAGTAACTTCAAGAAGAATTTCAAGAAGAATACGAGTACCACCGACTTTACGCTGACCATATACAACTGGAATTGGGGCATCATTTGCTTGTTTGTTAATAAGCATACCAGCCGCAGCACTCGCACCACCATCACTACCGAAGTCGGGTGTTGCTGGGTCATCAACTAACGCACCAGATACAACACTTGATACAACCGCACCAGCAATAGCACCAGCCACCGCACCAGCAATAGCACCGTATGCTAAAGTTGTTCCTACATAAGTCGCAACCGCAGTTGATGTCGCATACCCTGCTGCCGCTACTGCTACTACTGCCATCTTAATACCTCTGTTATATTAGGCACTTTAAATATGTTCACAATTTCAACACCAATATCATCACGAACAATGGCTACCTTGCTACCAACACAAACGGCAACTGAACGCCATTTCTTTTCGTGGGCGAGTCTTTGTTCCATAACAATAACATCACCAGTTTGGATATGACTTAATTCAATTGTTTCAAAGCCTAATTTTTTTAATTGTTCTGATAAATCACCGTTCTTTTTAGCGTACTTCCAAGCACTTGCTTGTGAGTGCCATAAGCCAGTATATTTATCCCTTAATTCTGTTCCTTTCATCGCATCAATAGCACCAGCCACGAACAAAGGACAATCGTTATAGCCAAACTCGAATGGCTTACCTATTTGTTCTTGAACATAATCGTGTAACGCTATCTCACTACTTGGATTCACGGTCTGCCCCAGATAACATCTTTAACTACTTGAGAAGCAAACTCAAATCCTTTATCTCCACTAAAATGTATTTGTTGTTCTTCGTGATTAGTATGTCTGCCAGTCTTACGAGAAAAATCAACCCACGAATTAGTAGCACTAACCGATACTGATGATTTTCCACCCTCTGGATTTTCAGAAATTGTTGGCGAATCCATACGACCCTCAAAGATTAATACTGGGTCAACTATTAATGTTTCAGAATCATCTAAAAATGCTGTGTATATCTTTACTGTACGGTCTATATATTCTTTGTTTAAGACTTTACTTATCCATACCTTATCAATGCCAGACAAAGACAAAGTAACGCTGGAAACCATAACCTCTGCGGCTTCTTCAATATCGCTGAAACCCATAAGATGACCAACACCAGAATAATCATTACCGCCATAAGTAATAGTCTTATAAGTATCAGTCATATAAACCGTTTCATCATCAAAGATAACTTGGACTAAATGGACTGGTCTGTTTTGAAGTTTGGCAACCTCTGTTTGGAACGCTGATGTTGAACCTCTATCAGCCACTATACAACCTCAACTAATTTGATTGAGAAATTAACTAATTGTTCCACGCCAATTGACATCTCTTGAGTGTCTGCGGCAAAAGCCATAGTGAACGGAACATCATTATAAGTAACGGTTTCATCATCAACTAAAGCACTTAACAATGGTGGTTCAATAGTCAATGTAGTCGAACCATCAGCAGTCAATGTATAAACCTTGTCGTGTCCACTAAACTTAATGAAATCACCAGCCTTTAAAGTTCCAGTTAAACCATCACAAGTTATTGATGTACTTCCAGCAACATACCCAGAAGCATTATTAACTAACAATGTTCCAGTTGCCGTGCCAGATGTGTCTTTATAAATTGGTGGTTGATATGTAAATGTGCCGTATTGTCCTTGTTGTTTTTGAGCAAACGCCCATAATGGTGCGAATGTAGTTCTGCTCATTGGTGGATAACCCGCTTCGATTAACCATCTTTGACCGCCCCTCTTTCTGGCTTGTCTTTTTAATGAATGAGTAATGCTTGTTAATGTTGGACTAATGCCAGTAATTTTTATTGAACTGGCTTCTGGAGTTGTTGGGAATGTTCCGCTCATAATGCTACTGACCTACCATTTCTATTAAATGCTTGACGAACTACGCCAACAATTGTAGCACGGTTTTCAACCATACCTTGTTGGAATGAAGCAGAATCAAATGCTCTTACTTCAAATGTTATATTGGCAACTTGTGTATCGCCACCACCACCAACCGCCATACCAGCGTTCATAGCATCTATTGCTCTGGCGTTTCTTGCCGCACCAGCACGATTAACTACCGCTTCACCAACTTGTAACTTAGCAAGGCGTTCATCACTTCTAAAGCCTTGATGGAATGATGGTATTCTTGTTGAACCAATAGCACCGCCAGTATGTTTAGTTGTTGTAGTTGTATCTGATGAAGTTCCACTATCAAAGAAATCACCAAGAAAACCAGCAATCTTCTTCCTTACTTGAATACGGATTAAATCAGCAATAATTGATTGAGCCATACTTCTGAAAGATGTTTTAACGCCCATCGCCATATTGACAAAGGCATCTTCCATATTTTGAGCAATCTTACCACCTACTTTGCCGAACTCTTTTTGTTGAGCATCAGCATCTTTACCAGTCTTGATGTATTCTTCTAATCCGCCTTTAACACCATCCCACATACCCTCGTTCGCTGCGACTGTTTCTTTAAGTTTCTCGTGTTCTTCTCTGGATAGTTTGATTTGCTCTTTAACATAATAATGAGCATCACCATATTTAGTTAATCCCTCTACTTGTTTATCAATAATTGATATTTGTCGTTCTACTGCTTCTTTATGACTTCCAGTAGCAATAGTTAATTCTTTGACTAATGATATTCTAAACGCTGATAAATTTGCTAATTTCTGTTCTGTTGATAGTTGTTCTTTTTGAGTATCATTTAATACAACCATCTTTTCTTCAAAGATACCAAGATATTCACCAAGCGTACCTAAATCACCAACTACTTGTTTAATTCCAGCAGCAATAAATAAGATGACATTCTTAAATGTTTCAGCAGCATTAGCAGCAAAAGAGAAGCCTTTACCATCACTACCAAGCGTTATAAGTGTTGTTCCTAATTCAGTAAATGAGTTATTGATCTCGCCTATCATCTCGTGATATTCTTTGAACTTAGAAGCGTCCATCTGGCGTTGGGATTCTTGTACTACTTCATTAACAAGCCTTAACTTTTCTTCCCAAGACTTAGTCTTTAAGTCTAATGTGCTTATTTCATCACCAAGACCAACATACTTTTGCTCTAATATATCAACAACAAAACCTTGTGCTTCACCAGTCTTGGCTAACATAACAAGATTGTCGTGTAATGTTTCTGCTTGTTCGTGTGGGAACGCGTAACCTAAAGCAATGGCTTGAGTAGCCAAGTCTTTCATTTGTTCTTCATTAAGTCCAGCAGTTTGAGCAGACTTTAAGAATCCAGCGACTTGTTCGGCTTGTATTTCTGTGGCAAGTGATGTTTCCATCGCCCACGCCTTTTGAGCCTTTGTTAAGCCAATAGATGCTCTTTCAAATGATACTGCGGCAGTAGTTGCTTTAACAACTGAAGCACCAACAGCAATCCAACCAAGTTTCATCTTGGATAACATACCATCGGTTTGTTCGCCAGTTTGCTTACTGGTCTTGCCTAAGTCTTTGGTCTTTTTCTCAACGCCTTTGATTGCTTTCTCGGCTGGTTTGCCTTTAGCAATAATATCAAGTTCAATTCTTTCATTAGCCATCGTCTTGTTCCTTATTCGCTTGGATTTTGTATGCTAATAGTGTACCAATTTCATTCATTGGTAAGGCGTTAATTTCAGATATGGTCTTATGAAGTTCAAAAGCAAGATATGCCTTTGCCTTTAGCCATTCATCTTTTTTAATGCTTCTTGTTGTTCCTCTACTATATCGCTTACAGATTTAAGACCCATAACTGCTGCTAAGTAACTAGCAGTTTCATAGGTAATGTTATCTTTAATCCATTGTATTTTAGGTAAATCAGTAAAAACACGAGAGCCGTCTTTATCGAGTAACTGGAAATAGATAATATGACATCGAAGTAAATCATCATCATAGTAAGTTAATTCAGTTGTTGATCCGTCTGTTTCTTTAATATTCTTGGTTTTCTTTGATAACTCTAACGCTCTTGCGTGGTCATCTCCAGACATAATGCGATAATAGATTTGATGTATCTTTCCATTAACTACCATATCAGCCGAACGAATATCTTTAGACTCTTTCTCTAATGCTTTTAATAATTTATCCATAATTGAAAAAGGGCTAATTAAAGCCCTTTAGTTGGTTTTCGCTTATGCGATTGTTACTGCCCCAGTACCCTCAAAATTAAAGGTAACTTCTACAATACCATTCACATCGTTAGTAACGCTTTGACCAGTAATGATTGCTGAACCAGAATACTTATCGTATGAACCAGTACCACCACCCATTTGTAAATCAAGAGCAACGCTTGAACCAGCGGTTAAGCCAGTTTGTAACGCACCCTCTGCTGTGCCAGAAGCATCAAAGATTGCTGTGATTGAACCAGACCACGCATTAAGCGTAGCAGCAGATTCTTTCCAGCCAGATGAACCGAAGTCGGTAATGTCAGCAGTTTCTTGACTGATGTCTAAAGACCACGCTTTCGCGTTTCCCATAGCACCAGAAGCCACTGTTACACTACCAGTATGTCCTATAATTGCCATTATGTAACTCCTTGTTTAATTGTTGTAAATGTAATCAAATATCCACGCTCTTGTTGTTCAACATCAACCGTAACTTCATCAATACTTTCATCTCTTGTCGCATCAAGAATTGCTTTCATCTTCTTATCGGTATAAAGTCTTTCATCTAAGAACAATTCAAACTGTTCTAATAAATCATAAACTTGTTCACCGAATGATGACCGTTCTTCATTAATACTATAAGATTTGATTGATTCACGAAACTCACGATTATTGACCGTGTCATTCTTTGTCAATTTATAGCCTTTTGTTTTAAGCAGACTTATCATTTGACTAATACCACTTGATTTGACAGTTTTTCTTCTGAATCATCAATAGTACCATCTTCATCAGTATCATAATCAGCCTTTATTGTGGTCAACTCACTTTCGTAGTTTTCCTTAAAGACTAAGTATGATTCGTGATAAATATCATCAGTATCAGCATCTTGTCGTTTAGACATACAGATTAACTCTAAGCACTTGGTCAAATGAAGTTCTTTCACTTGAGCAGTTGTTAAGAATAAATCAATGTCTAACCCTCTATTACGTAACTCGTTCTTGATAATGTCATAAGCACGATCAATATAAGTTGTGTAATCAAGATAAACGATACCAAACCCAGTAGATGAATCCACCGCATTTGATACCGCACCGAAACCGAATGTACCAGTTGAATCAGTATAAGAAGTAACAGTCGCATCAACACCAGCATTATCACCAGTAATAAAGCCAATAGTAGCACCAACTATCTCTGCTTGAATCAAGTCCGTTAAACGGGCAGATACAAGTGTTGTAGTTGAGCCACTGTCAGCCTTTTCATAGTGATCAGCCAATATTGGTAGTGCCGCAATTATGTCCGCATTTTTAAGCACCCAAGCCATTGTTATACCTCGTCAAAACACGCCAATTCTTTCATAGAATCGAAGTGTCCTTTCTTAGATAAAGTAATGATGTCATACTTTTTATAAGTATAGATACCACCATCAATGCCGTGAGAGCCATCACGAAGTGCTTTCAATTGATATTTAGCAGAAGTCTTTTTAGCATCTGCTTTTTTACTTACTGCCTTTGTCATTTGATTAAACTCCAGTTAATACGCGAAGTGCGTTCTGATCGATAACGCCATACTTCAAAATTCCATGCCAACCTACGTTAATTTTTCTATTTAAATTATCATTACCCTCAGCAATAACAAGCATTGGATTCATAGCAACAGCCTTACCAAGTGCGTTCATACCGAAACAAACAGCAGTACCAGCCGTAACATTAGAATCTTCAACAATAGTAAAACCCTCTAAAGCACCAACGATGCCAGAAGTCGCTTGACCAATATCTGTGTTTTGAGCAATAGTAATGTAATCACCTTTAATATCAGATACTTGAGCTGGATTAACAAATGCTACAAAACGACCATCTG